CGTGCGGCGAGCCAGAAGGCCATGATGAGGTGTTCCTGTCTGTCAAAGGTTGCCAAGCGCGCGGCGCACCGCGCTGGCGACCTGGCGGCTGGAGCGCTGCAGCGCTTGCGGCGCGCTGGTTCCCGGCGGTGCGGCAATGGTGATCGCCACCCGCACGTCGCGCGGGGCTTGCGGCAGTGCGGCTTCGACCCGCCCGGCACTGGTGGGCACGAACAATTCCGGCCCGCGCTCGCCGACGATGAAGGGGCGTTCGGGGGACACCGCCCCCCCGGTGGCGCGCCCGGGGAGGCCGGAAATCGCGCCGATCAGCGCGCCCAGCCCGCCGGAGCTGCCACCTGCCGGCTGCGGCGAGCCGATACCCGAGATGGCGCCGATCAGGCCGTCGATTCCGGAACTGCCCCCGCTGCCGCCCCCCGAAATCGAACCGAGGATCGAGCCGACCAGTCCGCCGATGCCCGACCCGGCACCGCTTCCGCCAGTCTGACCGCCGCCCAGCAGCGATCCGATCAGGCCGCCGAGGCCTCCGCCGCCCGACCCGCCCTGCGGCGCGCTGGCGAACAGCGAGCGGATTGCCTGGGCGGCGATCTGGTCGATCACGTTGAAGGCGATGCGCTTCAAGTCCTCGAAGCCGAGGCTGCCCTTGCGCAGCGCGCTGAGCAATCCGCGTTCCAGCACATCGCCGGCCTTGGCAAAGCCGTCCAGCAACTGGCCATCGAAACTGCCGCGCATGGCGGCGACATCCTGCGCAAAGCCCTGGGTATTGGCGCGCAGGTCGATCATCAGGGTATCGACCGGGTCAGTCATGGTCGCGCTCCATCAGGCGGTTGAGTTCGGTTCGGTCGAGCGGGCGGCCCGGCGCAGCCGTGGGCGGGGCCAGGATCGCGGCCAGTTCGGCAGGGGTGGCGTGCCAGAACTCGTCCGGCCGCCAGCCCAGCAGCCGCCCGGCCAGCCCGGCCAGACGCGCCGCGCCCGGACCGAACGACTGGCCGTGCGGGGGCTCGCTCATTGGACGGGCCCGGCCTCGCCCTGGAGGATCTGGGCAAGCAGGGTGCGCAGCGGCTTGCTGGCTTCGGCCAGGCCCAGCGCGATCACCGCCTGGCCCAGATCGTCACGGGTCACGCCATCGCGCGCTGCCAGGCAGTGCCAGAACAGCGCGACCAGTTCGGCCAGTCGCAGCTGACCCGCCGCCGCGCGCTCGACCAGCGCGAACAGCGGGCCAAGCTCTTCCTCGGCGGCGACCAGTGCGGCGAAGCTGGGGCGCAGCACCCGCGCTTCGCCCCTGATTGCCAGCACTGCTTCGCCCCGGTGGGGATTGGCGCCGCCGCTCACGCCGCAGGCACCGCGGTGATCGGGCCGGAGCTTTCCAGCTGCAGGGTGTAATTGCGCTCGCCGTTGAAATCGCCCGAATAGTCGAGCTTCTGGACCAGGAAGCTGCCGCGCAGCTTTTCCCCGTCCTCGAAGCTCAGTTCATAGCTGTCGAGCGTGCCGTTCATCGCGTTGGTGCGCAGCTGCGCCTCGGCGGCGCTGCCCAGGAAAATCCCGGCAGCGGTGACGGAGACCGAGCGCACCCCGGCACCGGAAAGGAGTTCGCGCCAGCCGGCGCTGTCCTTGCTGGTGACGACCACGCTGTCGCCGGTGATCGACATCTGCGTGGTGCGCAGGCCCGCAACAGTGCGGTAGACCGGCGGCTCGGCGCCGTCGGTGATCTTGAGCAGGAAGGCGCTGCCTTTCTGTGCGGTCATGGTCTTTCTCCTGGTTGGATGGGATCAGTCCGCCAGCAGGCGGAAGCGGTATTCGATCAGGATCGCGCGGGTGTTCCCGGCGCGCTGTTCGGCGCGGGCGCGCAGGAACTGGGCGTTCACCACCCGGAAGCCCGCTTGCGCGGCGGGCAGGGCGGCGATCCGCGCCTCGATTCCGGCGGTCAGCGCGGCGGCGCTGCCTGGCTGATCGCCCCGGCAGTGCAGTTCCAGCGCGATCCGGACTTCGCGGCCCGCACGGTCCTTCACCGACCAGTCGGCGCTGGCGCTGGCGGCAATCGCCAGCCACGGCAGGGCGCTGCGCGAAGGGGCTTCCTCGACGATCGCGTTGAGCTGGCCGGACAGCGCCGGATCGGCGGCCAGCCAGCCAAGCAGCGCGGCGCGCAGGGCAATTTCCATTGTGGCTATCCTTTGCTGAACAGCGGCCAGAGCAGCGCCGCGCGGCGCCAGCGCTGGGCGGGATCGCGGCGTTCCAGCCGCAGCGTTTCGGCGCGGGCCGAGGCCAGCCGGAGGGCCTGGGCCTGGAGCCGGACCAGCAGGGCCGAGAAATCGGCGGAGGCGTCCTTCATGCCAGCCGCAGCCTGCGCCACGGACGCCACAGCGCGGCGACCGCTGCCGGGGGCAGGGCCGATTGCTGATCGCCCTCGCGCTGGCGGTACTGGTGCGCGGCCAGCCGCAGCACCCCGTGGCGCAGGGCTTCGGGCAGGGCGGCCCAATCCGGCGCGAGACCTGCGGTAAAGCGCACCGCCACGCGGCCCGCGATGCCCGGGCGCAGCACGCCGATCCGGCCAGAGCCATCGGCGTCCAGATCGATCCGGCAATCCCCGGCAGCCAGCGCGAAGCGCGGTCCGTCTGCCGGAATGCCCTGGACCGAGGTGATCGCCTGGACCGGCAGCGCGGTCAGCCGCGTCCATTCGGGCGTGGCCGGCAGCACTTCCTCGCAGACCTGCTGGAGCGGCATGGTGCCGGTGAAATCCTCGCACAGGTCGAGGGCCATGCGCAGCAGGGCACCAAGCTGCGCGTCGTCGGCCGGCACGGTGATGCCCAGCCAGTCCTTGAGCTCCGCCAGTGCGGCGGGGGCCAGCGCGGCGGGGGTGATGATAACCCGCTTCATGGCGGTCTCCGTGTCTGGGATGAATGGGGTGCGCCCGCGCCGCAGGGGAGGGTGCGGCGCGGGCGCGGGGGTGCGGCGCCGTGGGGCACCGCGAGCGCGCGGCAACGAGGGGCATCGCCGCCCGCGTCAGGCTCAGGTCGAGATCTTCAGCAGCTTGATCGCATCGCTATCCAGCACCTGCCCGCCGACGCGCTTGGTGGCGTAGAAGTTGACGAAGGGCTTGTTGGTGAAGGGATCGCGCAGGATCGTGGTCGCCTTGCGTTCGGCGATCAGGTAGCCGGCCTTGAAGTTGCCGAAGGCGATCGGCAGGGTGCCCGCCGCCACGTCCGGCATGTCCTCGGCTTCGATCACCGGATAGCCGAGCAGGCGCGCGGGCGCCCCTTCAAGCAGGCCCGGCTGCCACAGGAAGGTGCCGTCCGCCGCCTTGAACTTGCGCACGGTGGCGAGCGTCTTCGAATTCATCACGAAGACCGCGCCCTGGCGGTGCCCGGCCTTGAGCGAGTGGACCAGGTCGATCAGCTTGAGTTCCGGCGAGGCGTCGAAGGCCGAGGCATTGCCGCTGGCGAGGAACTGGAGCGTGCCGAACGGACGGACCGCATCACTGGTTGCGGCGGTCGGCGCGCTCAGGAAGCCGCGCGGCTGGTTGGTGCCGGTGCCGCTGACGAAGGCCGCCCCTTCGGCGCGGGCGAATTCCATCGCGATCTCGCTTGCCAGCCAGGCTTCGATGTCGAAATCGGCATCGTCGAGCATGGCCTGGCTCGCCGCCGGGTTGGCGTAAAGCTCGCCCATCGGCGGGGCGATCTCGTTGAACTTGGGCGTGGTGGTTTCGGGCCGCGCCGCGACCTCGCTGACCCAGCCCGAGGCGGAGCCGCCCGCGGTGACCAGCTTGCGATAGCCCGCGCTGCCGGTCTGGACGACCTGCGAAATCGCGCGGATCGGGCTGATCGTCTTGAGCTGCATCGAAATCAGCGCGTCGATCTCACGCGGGACGGCAAAGCCGCCATCGGCGGCCACAGCGCCGCTGACCGACTTCAGCTCGGCCTCGCGGCCATGGCGCAGGTAGCCGTTGACGAAGCCCTTCAGTTCCAGGCTGGGGGCAGCGCCGCCGCCGATGGCGGGGCGGGCGGCGGCGCGGCTGACGCGGTCGAGCCGCGACTTCACTTCATCGACGTCCGAACGCAGCGCGCCCAGCGCCTGCTCCGCCGCGTCCTGGCGGGCGACGAGATCGAACGAGGCATCGAGCGCCTGTTCGGGGAGGGTATTGTCCATGGATTTGGCCTTTCAAAGGAAGCGTCCCGCCACCGGCGGGACACCGTGAACTCCCCTCCCGCTGGCGGGAGGGGCTGGGGGAGGGAGTGTTGGGTGGCGGGAGGGGGGTCCGGTTGCCGCCTTGCGGCGGGTGTCAGGTGATGAGATGCACCCGCGCCCCGTGCTGCATCGGGTGGGTGACCAGGCTGACTTCGAACAGGTCGATCTCGGTCAGCTCGCGGCCAGCCGCATCGCGGGTAAAGCTGCGCGCGCGGTAGCCGAAGGACAGGCCGGTGACCGCGCCCCGCCGCAGCGCCGCCCCGGCGCCGCCATCGGGGTTGTCGATCCGGGCGATGACCCGCAGGCCGCGCGCGTCCTCGGCGGCGCTTTCGATCCAGCCGATCCGCTGGTCGGGGCGGTGCTGCCAGAACAGCGGCAGGGGTTCGCTGCGCTGGGCGAGGGTGCGGGTGAAAGCGCCGGGGCGGATCGTGTCGCGGCCCGCGTCGCGGCGGCCGAACAGGGCCGCATAGCCTGCAAGCCTCACTTCAGCAGCCCCGTCGCGCCCAGCTTCCAGGCCATGCCCATCAGCACCAGCGCGAGCGCCCCGCGCACCACCCAGGCGAGCACCGCCTTCCACGCGGCGGTCTTGGCATCGCGCCAGGCCTGGAGCAGCTCGCGCAGTTCCGAGAGGTCGGAATGGGCATCGGGATCGTCCAGTCCCATCCGGGCGAGCACCCGCTCGGCGCCCAGTTCGCTGGCTTCTTCCACGATCGCGCGCAGGGTCACCATGTCGCCCCCGGCATCGGCGGCCTGGGCGAGCAGGCGAGCCACCATCTCATTACGGTTCATGATTTGTTCCTTGATTGGGCGGGCGGCAGGCCCAGCAGGGCACGCTTTTCCGCGTCGGAGAGGAAATCGGCGGCGGAAACCTGCGACCACAGCCGCTCGCGGTCCTCGGCCAGCGCGGGCACCCGGTCGAGGTCGATCGCGAGCCTGGCACCCGGGAACCAGGTCTCCAGCCCCTCGCCCAGGGCCGAGAGGATCTTGGCGGAAAGCGGCAGCAGGGTCAGCCGCCACAGCGCGCGGTTGGCCTCGCGGTAATTGGCATAGGTCGCGTCCCCCGGCAGGCCGAGCAGCATCGGCGGCACCCCGAAAGCGAGGGCAATGTCGCGCGCGGCGGCGGCCTTCAGCTCGGCAAAGTCCATGTCCGCAGGCGTCAGGCTGAGCGGCTGCCACTTGAGCCCGCCTTCCAGCAGCATCGGCCGCCCGGCATTGAACTGGCCGGAATAGGCCGAGGCGAGTTCGGCCTTGAGCCGGTCGAACTGCTCCGCCGTCAGCCCCGCGCCGTCGCCCGGATCATAGACCAGCGCGCCAGAGGGCCGCGCGGCGTTTTCCAGCAGCAGGCGGTTCCACTGTCCGGCGGCGTTGTGGGTGGCGACCGCCTGGTCGGCGGCGGCAAGGCAGCCCGCGCCGTAATGGTCGTCGCCGGGGTGGAAGTGGCGGATGTGGATCAGGCTTGGGCTGGCGTCCTGGTCCTCTGCCGGAATGGTCAGGCTGCGTTCGCCCACGCGGTAGGCATAGGCGGCCGGCCAGCCGTCCTCTCCGGCGACCACGCTGACCCGTTCGGGGCGCAGCGCGAACAGCTCCACCGGCTGGCCCGCGCCGTCCTTGACGATCTGGACATAGGCATTGCCGTGCAGCAGCAGCTGGCTCGCCAGCGTTTCCAGCAGCGACTGGCCCGCGCTGGTCGCGGTGACGAGCT